CAAATCCCACGCATGTTATTAACGCAAATGGGCATAACGACGTTTCAGCTTCTTCCATCACGATAAATGCCAAAACCAATGGCAACTCATACACACGGTTCGTTGACGTGGTACTGGGCGGCAATGGGCTCTACGTGTGCACACAAACAGGCGTAGCTGGAAGTGTGGTGTTGAATGGGCAAACTGGTACGATCGTAGATGGCGGTGTGACGTGGACGTTCCTTGGGCCGCTCCCCGCCACGTCCACGCAACGTAACTGGGCGATTGCTTATGCACAGCGCTGCAACGTGAACGAACAAATCAAAGCCGCGCTGCCGAGCGCGATCATCATTGCACAGCCAGTGCTGCCGGACACGACCAGCACGGATAATTGGGCTTCCGATGCTCAGACTCCAAACACAGGTTGGGGCAATCTCATCGACTCGAAACAGGCGCTCTACAATGCGAAAGTCAGGAGTCTCGATCCGCTCGCAGGCGAAAGCGCATTTGTGGACTTGAACACGGTCGGAAACCAGCCTGGAGCGACACTCGCAATTTGGTCCTACTCGCCGTTGAGCGTTCCGAAGTGGATGACTGGCGATGGGACGCACCCGAACAGTCATGGATACCCATTGCTGGCGACTAAATACCAGCGGTCGGTTATACTACCATGATTGGAGACTGCACTATTAACCTTTAAGGAGATACTCGGATGCCTGGACTTTATACCGCGGGTTTCCCGCAAGCAGCTGCACCGACTGGTGCTGTAGTTCCCGCAGATTTGCCGGGAGTAGGTGGCGCTCCGCCTCTGCAAGTGGGTGTGCTCTTGGCCGCGATGGGCCTGAGTGCGCTTGAAGTAATCACGCCAGTTGCCGGCGTGGTCACTATCGACTTGCGCAATGGCAACAGCAACTTCGCAACCACGCTGGTCGCGAATAGCACGCTTGCCAATCCCATTACAACGGGCATGACAATTCCCGTTGGCTTCAAAATGCGAATAAAAGTGACACAGGACGCCACTGGCTCGCGTACGCTTGCGTATGGCTCGCAGTTCAAGTTCCCTGGTGGCGCACCGACCGCGACGACGACTGCGAACGCGACGGACATCATCGACTCGATTTGGGATGGGACCAACTGGAACTCCCAGATGACCAAGGCTTATGCATAAGATTTAGAGTGGGGTAGACTAGGGCCAAGCTTTCAGAAATGAGGCTTGGCCCATTTTTAATAATTAAAGACGCCCACCAAACTCAATGAATGCACCAGTCAACATAACACGCGCGCAGTTCCCTGACAAGCTCGCACCTCTATTCCAGCCCAAGCGCTATAAAGTGCTCTACGGTGGAAGAGGCGGCGCAAAGTCGTGGGGCGTTGCCCGCGCGCTGGTTCTGATGGCGGCCCAGAAGTGCCTCAGAGTGCTATGTGCTCGCGAATTGCAAGACTCGATCAAAGACTCGGTTCATAAGCTCCTAAGCGACCAAATTGAAATGCTTGGCCTGAGCAAGCACTACCATGTGGAGCAGGCGAGAATTTATTGCACCACAACCGGCTCGGAATTCTCATTCGAAGGTATCAAGCACAACACGACCAAGATCAAATCCTACGAAGGTGTGGATATTTGCTGGGTGGAAGAGGCGAATAAGGTCACGAAAAGCTCCTGGGAAATACTCATCCCGACTGTTCGTAAAGCCGGAAGCGAAATTTGGATTACGTTCAACCCAGAACTGGAAACGGATGAGACCTATAAGCGCTTCGTAAAAGACCCGCCGGATGATGCAACAGTTGTGCAAATTAACTGGCGCGACAATCCGTGGTTTCCGGAGACGCTGCGCCTCGAAAAAGACTATCTTGAGTCTCGCGATCCTGACGCGTATTTGCATATCTGGGAAGGCAAATGTCGTGTTGTGCTGGATGGGGCGGTGTATGGCAAACAACTTCGCGATACAATGCTGGATGGCCGGATTTGCAAGGTGCCCTACGATCAAACCGTTCCAGTTGATGTCTGGTTCGACCTTGGACGCAGAGATTTGACAACTATGTGGTTCACACAGTATGTTGCGATGGAATATCGTATACTGCGTTATGTGGAAGGCTCCGGCGAGCACATTTCCTACTACATCAAAAAGCTTCAACGCTTGCCATATATCTATGGCCATATCGGCTTACCGCACGACGCGCGCTCCAAAACCATTGGCACGAAAAAGTCTATTGAAGAGCAAATTCGCGGTTGGGGCTACAAAGTTCGGATTGTTCCAAAGCTTAGCATCGCAGATGGCATCAATGCTGTCCGCACGATCTTCCCAAACTGCTATTTCGATGAAAAGCTCTGCTCAGAAGGCATTCAAAGACTTCAGCATTATAAATTCGAAGTCAATGAGGAAACTCTTGCGAAAGAGCCTCTTCACGACATCAACTCGCATGGTGCGGACGGCTTTCGCACGTTCGCTGTGGGCGTGAAAGCGCCAAAACGCGAGTCGCTGAGCGAAATGGCGTCAGAAGTTAAACGCAAAACTGCACTCCTGCTTCGTGGCCGTCGGCCCGACTCTCTTGGATGGATGAAACGATGAGCAAAGACGAAGACGATCTGGCTGAAGCAAGAGAGCGTTTCAAGCGTGGACAGAAGTACCAGTCCGAAGCAAACATGCACTTCATGGACGATTTGAAGTTCGCTGAAGGCGATGCGTATAACCACTATCAGTGGCCGAGCGAATATCGCACCAATCGCGAACTCGAAGACGAGCCATGTCTGACGATTAATAAAACTCGTCAGCACAACTTACAGATCATCAACGACTCACGTCAGAACAAGCCCGGAATTGGCGTTCGAGCGGTCGGAAATGACGCAACATTCAACGCTGCGCAGATGATCGCAGGAATTATACGCTATATCGAGTATAATTCGAACGCGCAAACTGTTTACGACTACGCAACGAGCTTTCAGGTTAAGGGCGGCATTGGCTATATTCGGCTCACGACCGATTATATCGACGACACAAGCTTTGATCAAGACATCTTCATCAAGCCGGTTTTGAATCCTCTAACTGTCTGCATGGACCCAGAAGCGAAGGAACTCGACAAATCCGATATGAACTGGTGCTTCTTGTTCGAAAATCAAACTCGAGAAGAGTTCGATAGGCAGCGCCCAGACTTGAAAGACGCTGGACTTGGCGGCCAGAGCTCACTCGGTGCGGACGAGATGGACTCTTGGTACACAGATGTAACAGTCAGAAAGGCGGAATACTTCCGAGTCGTGTTTGAGGATGATGAACTCATTGCGTATGTGAACAAGAAGGGCAAAACAACTGACATGATTCCGCTGAGTCTCATTCCAAAGCAAATTCGGAGCGAGATTTTGGCTGACCCAGAAACGCGCAGAAGGCCAATTCGGCGCCGGAAAGTCGAGTGCCTCTACATAATCGGCCAGAAAATCATCGAGCGCAAAGAATGGGCTGGCTCGAAAATCCCCATCGTGCCAGTTATCGGCGAAGAAATCGTCATCGAAGGCCGTCTCGACCGCAAGGGCCACACTCGCGCGCTGCTCGACCCGCAGCGTATGTACAATTATTGGTCAAGCGCAGCGGTGTTGTACGGTGCACTCCAGACGAAAACACCTTGGGTTGGCGCAGCACAGGCTATTGAAGGGCTTGAGAATTATTGGAACACTGCAAATCGCATAAATCACGCAATTTTGCCCTATAATGCGTATAATGACGATGGCCAGCCACTTCCACCGCCTCAACGCACAGAGCCACCCACGCCCGCTCCTGTCGCACTGGCCGGAATGCAGACCGCCAGCACGGAAATGATGCTAGTTTCTGGCCAGTATGAAGCTGGAATGGGTGCGCAAGGCAATGAGCGGAGTGCGAAAGCGATTGATAAGCGTCAGCGCCAAGGCGAAAATGCAACTTATCACTATATCGACAACTTGGCGATTGCAATTCGGAGCCTCGGAAAGCAAATTCTCGAACTTATTCCGAAAATTTTCGACTCGGAGCGCATAATCAGCATCATGGCTGAAGACGGCACGACGCTTGCAGTCAAAATCGACCCAAGTTTGGCACAAGCTTACAAACTTGAAGCGGCAGAAAACGCTGAAGACGCAGTGAGGATACTCAATCCTAAAGTTGGGCGATATGAAGTTCAAATCGACGTTGGACCTGCTTTCGGCACGAAGCGTGAAGAGGCTTTCAATGCGTTCACGCTCATCCTCACACAAGCTCCGCACCTTGTTCCGATCATCGGCGATATTCTGTTCAAGGCTGGCGATTTCCCGATGGCGAATGAAGCGGCAGAGAGGCTGAGAAGACTCGTTCCGAAAGAGGCGCTTGGCATTGGGCCGAGCCAGAACGAGCAGGCGCTTATGGGGCAGATCGAGCAGCTCAAGGCAGTTCTGGGAGAGATGCTCAACGAACTGGCCAAGAACGAAGTCGAACTCAAGAACAAGGCGCAAGAGATTGGCGTGAAAGATTACGCAGCGCACACGGAGCGGCTCAAGGTCGTTGGTGATCACACTCAGGGCATTTTCAAAATTCGCGAAATTGTCGAAGAGCTTGCAAATGCCATCATCAAAGAGCAAAACGTTGCGAAAGAGACTGGAAAACCAGTACAGAAAAAGCCAGTCATGAACCTAATTCCATCTCTCGCAGGAGCTGCTGGCAATGCCTAAATACGTTCATCACATGATCCGCGACACCGCCAAAGCCATCGCTGGCGAGGTCTATGAGATTTGGGCCTCCAAGCATAGCGACTGGTATAAGGAAAATCGCGACCAAAAAGCGTACATCGAGGCAAATTGGGACAAGTTTGTAGAAGCGGCGCGCGAAAGCCTCGCCACAACGCTGCGCGAAGGCAAGCTACCCGATGAAGTTAAGCAGACTATTGCCGAAGCACTGATCCTTGACAATACCATACGCCCGAGCCGACACAATCAAATTCGTATCACATGAAGGAGAGTCCAATGCATAAATACTGGCAAATCAACTACGAAAACGAAGGAGGCGGAAGTGCCGCGCCAACGCCCGAACCCGCTACGCCACCTGCGCCCGCTACCCCGCCAGCTGCAGCGCCAGCGGCCGCAGCGCCCGAACCGCAAAAACAGCCCTGGTGGCAAGAGCGGATCGACCAGCTCACAAGGAAAAACTACGACCTGACAGCAAAGCTTGAAGCGGCTGCGCCAGCCACGCCGCCAGCTACTCCGCCAGCTACGCCTGCCACGCCACCTCCGAACGGCAAAGTCTACACGCAAGCCGAACTCGACGCACTGGCCACGAAAAAAGCTGGCGAAATGCTCAGCGAAAGCGAATTTAACAAGCAGTGCAACACGATCTACGATGCTGGCAAATCGGCATACACGGATTACGATAGCAAGTTGAGTATGCTCAACACTGTGGCTGGCGGGATCATGCCGAGAGATTTTGTCGAGGCGGCGCTCGAAACCGGCCAAGCCACCGAGATTCTTTATGATCTGGGGGCGAAGCCAGAGCTTGCGCGTGAGATTATGTCCTTGCCGCCTGCGCGCATGGCAATTCGCCTTGCCAAGCTTGCTGATGAGATCGGCAAGCCCGCTTCTAAGACGCCCTCTTCCGCGCCAGCACCGATCACGCCAAAAGTTGGCTCAACGGCAACGGGCGAGAAGCGACTTGATGATCCGACAGTTGGCACAGCCGAATGGATGGAAATGCGCAACGCACAACTTGCGGCGAAGAAAAAGCGCTGAGAATACAATGAGCGTGGTGTGTCAACGGAGAAGGATATTCATTCCCCTCCGTTGACATGTTCTCTATAATTTGTCATGACTGAGCAAATTGGTTTTCTGAGTTCCATCCAAAAACTCTGCGCGCCAGACCAAGACTAGCTGGAGATCGGCACCAGCACAACCGCCGGCACATGTCAAAGCTTCTTTGCCGCGGCCCCAAGTTCCCTTCTAAACTCTTGGAGCACAGGCAATGGCCAACTCACTTCTGACTATCAACATGATTACCCGAGAGGCAGTTCGCCTCTGGAAAAACTCCAACGCCTTCATTCAGAACATCGAGCATCAGTACGACGACTCGTTCGCCGTCACCGGCGCGAAAATCGGCGACTCGCTGAGAATTCGCTTGCCGAACGACTTCACCGTCCGCCGTGGTCCGGCCGTCAGCGTTCAGGATACCACGGAGCAGAGCACGACCCTCACGGTTGCCATCCAGTCAGGTGTGGACGTGGGGTATAACTCCAAAGATCGCACGATGAGCTTGGATGATTTCTCGGAGCGCGTTCTTGCCCCGATGATCAACAACCTCGCGGGCGATGTCGCGGCCGAAG